CCTTTTAGATTTGTACCATGTATGGTTTCAGGACTATCATATTATTTATCTATGAAATTTGCACCACAAAGAACACAGGAGATGAAGTTGTTGTACGAGGATGAATTAGCAAGAGCATTATCAGAAGATGGTTCTCCAGCTAGCACATATATTACTCCGAAGACATACTATCCAAATATATAATGGCTAGATTTGCAAAAGGTAGTAGAGCATTAGCGATATCTGATCGATCAGGTGCAGCTTTTCCGTATAGAGAAATGGTGCAAGAGTGGACCGGTGCGTGGGTACATATTTCTGAATTTGAACCTAAGCAACCACAATTACAACCACATCCTGTAGGTGCTGATCCACAAGGTTTAATGCATGCAAGACCAGCTAGAGTAGAGTTTGCAGTTCAAGATATTTTACCGAACAATCCATTTACAACAACAGGAGGTTCTCCAACTTTAAGTGTGTCTTATCTTTCTAATCAAATACATGAAGGAACGTCTTACGTAAGATTTCAAGCTGTTAAACAACCAGTAGGAGGAGTAGCAATTACAACTTTAGAATTATCTACAACATTAAATGGAGCTATAAATAATTCTGTTAATTCTATTGTTTTAACAGATGGTTCTGCTTTTCCCACTTCAGGATATATTGTTATAGAAAAAGTTTATACACAAGCTGATTTAACAGCAGGTACAATTACTAATCCATTATTAGTTGGAACTTATGCAAATGAAACTATTAAATACACCGGTAGATCCACACATACTTTAACAGGATGTACACGTGGCTCATCTGCTCCGTTTAGAGGAATAACTCCTGCTAACACTACAGCCATAGCACATGCTACAGGAGCAAAAGTTTATGGATCTTACTTAGCAACAGCAATTGCTACCACTGTAGCAGTTGGTCCAACTTTACCTAATGGTAGTCAAGCTACAGAAACACAATATAATTCTATAACAGTGCCTTTAGTATCTAATGCTGGAAGCACAGCAACAGGAGGCGGTTTTCAGTGTACAATTGGACCTGTAAATGATAGAGCTTAATTATGGCATATAGTTATTCAGATTTAACAACAGATATTAGAAATTACACAGAAGTAGATAGTAATGTTTTTACTGCTGCTATTATAAATGGATTTCTTCGTAATGCTGAACATAGAATTAATTTAGATCTTCCAATGGATTCAGATAGAATTCAAGCAGAAGCACAATTTGCAACCGATTTTAATTCAATTACCATGCCCACTGGTTTATTATTTGTTAGAGGTATACAAGTTTATGATTCAACAACAGCTACTACAGGAGAAGGGGTTTGGTTAGAAAGACGTGATCAAACTTTTATTTCAGAATATATAGGAGAATTAACTGGTACTGAAGGTGGTTCTACAGGTCAAGATACAACAGGATTACCAAAATATTATTCTATGTTTGGTGGTGCTACTACTGGAACTAGCACAGCTACATCTGGAGCTATATATGTGGCTCCTACTCCAGACGCTAATTATAAATATATTATACACTATAATGCAATGCCAACTGGTTTAGAGACTAATACTGGAGGAACTTATGTAAGTAATTACTTCCCACAGGGACTGTTATATGCTTGTTTATGTGAAGCATATTCTTTCTTAAAAGGTCCAACTGATATGTTGACATTATACGAACAGAAGTATAAAACTGAACTACAAAAGTTTGCAGCGATGCAAATTGGAAGAAGAAGACGAGACGATTACACGGATGGAACAATAAGATTACCAATCGAGTCAGCGCCTCAATAATTAGGAGATTTATTATGGCAATAACATCAGCAATCTGTAATTCATTTAAAGTAGAAATTCTACAAGGCGGACATAACTTTAACGATTCAAGTGGAGCACCAACAGGTAACACATATAAAATTGCATTATATTCTAGTAACTCAGCAACATTAAGTAAATCAACTACAGCTTACACTGCACCTGCAGACGCAACAGCTGATCCAACAAACACATATGAAGTAACTACTACTTCATCTGGATATACCGGTGGTGGAAACACTTTAGTTGCAAGTGCTGATCCTGTTTTATCTGGTGATACAGCATGTATAAAATTTAATGATACTACTTGGGGATCATCAGCTTCATTTACTGCAAGAGGATGTTTAATTTATAATACAACTTCAGTTACGGGTTTTACAGCAAACAGATCTGTTTGTGCAATTAACTTTGGTTCTGATAAAACTGTAACAAGTGGTACTTTTACAATTCAATTCCCAGCTCAAACAGCAGGAAACGCAATCGTTCAGATAGCATAAGGAGAAAGTCCTTATGTCAATAGCTCAGACATTCACCGTAACAGTCGCTGGTGGTAAATACTACATCGATGGTGTTCAACAAGACACTGTAATGATCGGTGCAGG